CCTGTGGATAACTTTAGAACAGACCGTGAACGCCACTTCACGGCCCCCCTCCCGTGAAGTTATTCTCCGGCGTCGTCCACGGCCTTTTCGTCGGGGCCATAAAGCTCGTGAGAACTGGTACTCTGGACGTCGCAGGCGGCGCAGTAAAACACGGGCTCCCAGTTTACCTCGTAGACGAATTCATCGACGCCGCCGCACCTCGAACAGATTCTGTCGCTAGACATCAGTCAATCCCTTTTCCATGTCTGCCGTGCCATTCCGGGCCGGACCTGACCTGCCCTCGGCAGAACTGCCCGCTCCTCGTCTGCGTTGCGTTGCCTCATCGCACCCAAACATGCGTGACCATGCGTTGCGTGACCTAACCATGCCTGCGTTGCCAAGTCGCACCGTACCGGTCCTCCCGCGCCTGACCTTATCGTTCCGCAGCCTGTCGAACCCAGCCTGTCCTCACCGGTCCGGTCCCAGCCTGCCTTGCGTTGTGTTTCCGGTCCGCGCCCGGCCACGTCCGATCAGTCCGGGACGCATCGCACCTGACCCAGCCAAGATCCGTCGCGCCTGCCGTGTGTCATCACTCCTCGCCATGTCACGCCAAAACAAACCCGGCTCGGTCTCGCCTCGGCTTGCGCCATCGCTCCGGTACACGCCTGCCATGCCAGATGTCGCCACGGCGCATCGCCTTTGGCCGTGGCTCCCCGCACACCGCCGAACCTAGCCTGTCCTCGCCTACCGTGCCTGCCTTGTGTTGCCGCGCCGCGCCGCACCAAAAATACGTCAAACCCAGCCGGGTCCGGTCAGGTCTCGTCAAGACGAATCCAGTCGCGACGAATCAAGCCGTGCCAATACTCCTACTCCGCTGCTTGGAGAGCAGTGGTTGCGGATTCGAGAATCGAGATGATCCGCTCAAGCGGTTGTCCCGTGAGCCCTGCAGTATCGAGCGCGACGGAGTAACGCACAAGCCACGCCTTGAGGTCAACGACGGCCTGTCGGCGTAGCTCCTCCAGATGGTCGGGATCGTCGGGGTCAAACATGTAGTAGCCCATCCCGTCCTGTCTCGTGGACGAGGGTGATAAGAGCAGGGGCACGTCGCGCTCTTGGATTTTTATCTTTCCTGTAGGGGTCTGGTGCTCGACTTCAAAAACGAGCTTCAAGCCCTGCACGAACATCCGCGCTTGCCACGTGCGATGCTCGCGGGCTGCTTTTGTGTCGTCCCATGTGAAAAAGTCGAAGGCGGGATGGTCAGGCCCCGTGGACCTGACTTCCTCGACAAAAGTGTGAGGGTTGTACTTCCCGCCGTGACGCTGGCAAAAATCCTTCACGATTTCTGCCCGCTGCTTGCGCAGGAGCTTGAGGCTCATGCAGCTTCCCTCCGCATCACTTCGTCGTTGAAGTGTTGCATGAGGTCTTCAGTGTCCGCATCGGCGCACATGGGATTATCCAACGCTCGTTGCTGGGCATCTCTCCCGTGATGCGTGATGAGGTCTTCCCACTCGGCGTCTTGGTCGTCGGCGGAGATGACGCGGAAAGAACCAAAGTTGCCTTTTCCTTTTTCCTGACGGTAGTCGCCCAGCCCGATCAACACGCCTGCATTGCACAGGATATTAAACAGGGACGTGAGATTTAACTGGGGGGTGATGTAGCGCATCTCGATCTCGGTTCCCCATTTGGGAAGGTATGGACGGGTGCGGATGTCGGGGGTTTTGTTTATTCCGCCTTGGCGGACGATGTCCATTTTGAGATGCGGTGTGCCATAAAGAGGAACCAGATTCCCCGGCATGAACAAAAGCCGCTGGATCTCGGTCTTGTAGACACCCTCGGTTTCGAGGGCGGCGGTTGCCATTGCCGCCTTGACGGCGATGACCTTCATTCCCAAAGCCGTGGGGCCGTCAGGTATGATCTCGGCGGCATCCACAAACTCTTGTAGCGGGTCGTGCTTGATGTGCGCCCGCTCCGCTTTGGATTTGCCCTTGCCGCCGCCAATGAGGAATTCCTGTTTGGCTTTGGCCGACATGCGGTTCTGGTACAACGGCGTGGTGCCGATAAGACGCAGGGTGCAAGACTTCTGATTGAGCTTGCTTACGGAGATCGTGACGTTTTCTTTCTTAGCCGTGGGCATTTGCCCCTCCTATGTGAAAGTATCCAACTTATCCTATATAGGTGAGGGGATATAAGATGTCAACCGTTTATTTTTCCTCTTCTGTCGAAGCCGCCAGATACCAGTCATATTTCTCGATGTCGGCGCTGCAGCCGCCGCACGTCAAGGCATCCCACGAGAAGTGGTGCACGTGCGTGTAGTCGCCGCACTCCGGGCAGATGATCGTCTTCCCTGACTGCCCCGGATGGCACCATTTCGGCACCTTCTGTAGTCCCGCCAGCCGCAACGGGATGACGGGATCGCCTTGTCGATGTCCATGTATCCACTGATGGTCGCGAGCATCGATTCTTGCGTCAACGACCGGCTCCTCGGCCTGCGCCTTGCGTTTGAAAAGTTTGAGTCTCATTACTGCAGTCCCTTTTTCCAGTTAGCGCGGATCTGGTCCGCTTTTTGCAGCCACAGTTCACGGAACCGTGGATCATGGGCGTTGCTCGCCGCTTTCCGGCACTTGAGCACCCGGAGATGGTACGTGACCCATGGTTCAAGATAATCTTCCGGGACGGGTGAAAAGTTACTCATCGTCCTCCCCCCTGAGTATTCTGGCGGCGTTGACGAGCCGTTCTGCGAATTCCATGATTTTTTGATAGTCCGACAGGAAGCAGTCGCCGTCCATTTGACGCATGTTATCTAGGGAATCGCTCACCAGATCATCCGCCTGAAGAATCCACTCTTCCGCCGTGACAGGCTTGCCGTGCTTCCAGTTAAGGGTCATTGGTTTTGCAGTCGTGGTCGCCATTTTCAGACTCCTTTATAAAAGACACCTTACTATATAAGACATCTCCTATACCAGTCAACCCTCCACCGGATACAGACCTTTTTCGTTGTCTTCGTCCTCCTCCTTCCCGTTCCACCGGTAGACCAGCGTAAACGATTTGCATTTCGGACAAGTGAGGTTTGTTTCAATATCAAACCACTCGGAGGTTTCGCAGTCGTGGTCGCCCCCCCAGATCAACTCCGTTTCGCAGTGCCAGCAGTTCATAATTCCTCCTCGTCATGTTTTCTGTATTTGTAAGCCTCGCGTCCGCTTCGATTGCGGTGTTTCTCGTCGGTACGATGAACAACTCCGTTACGTCGAAGCTCGGACATTCTTCGACTGACGGCGACGTAATCAATGGAGGTGGCGTCGGCTATTTCTTGGGCTGACCACAAGCCACCATTACGCATCACGTTCAGGATTAGATGATGATGCCGACGCGCCGTACCGATCATCGACTCAGCCGCCGCGTGACTTGTATCGACATCGTCTCGGCGGACCGCCAGACGCGGATCGAATAGGTCGTCGGGTATTTTATTCGCCATTTGGATTCCTCCTGTGGTGGACAAAAAAAGGACGGCCCTCGTGGCCGTCCAGTTTGGTTACGAGGATCTCAGGCAGCGCGGGAGTCAAAATCGCGCTCGCCTTGGGAAAGAGACCCTCGCAGGGAGGTGCCTTATAAAGACCCACCTCGTCATCAATGTCAACCGTCATCGAACTTTCCGGCCTCGTCGCCCCATGTTGTCCATCCCCGGCGGGACTGACGGGCAAAGAGTTCGATGCGGGGAACGTCGCCCATGAGGTGGACGATGCGGTCGGCGACCTCGTCCGGCTTTCTTGAGTGCTCGCGCCTTGGCTCGATGACGAGCCGCCTGACCGCCATGGAAACGCGCTTCGGCTTGCCTCTCGTCGCGAGAAGGCAGAGTTCGGGGTTTGCTCGCGTCCAGTAGCCCATGCCAGTGAAAAAATCGGGCACGGTAAAAAGCAGGCGAGGCGCGGACTTGTTCAGCTTGGCCCAGTGGAACGCGACCGTTTTATAGGCGAAGCCCCACGCCTCGATAAGCTTGAACGCCTCGATAAGCAACGGGTCCGTTACCCAGAGAAACAGGGCGCAGTCCTCGGCGGCGATGTCTGGAACGGGAAGCGCCCGGACATCGGCGAGGCTCATGCAGTCATAATGTTTCTCGGGCGAGCGGTCCTTGCCTTCGTCGCTCCAAGTCTGGAACGTCCACGGCGGGTCCGCATATATTACGTTAAATGCCCCACCGGGCAATGCTACTGACAAGGAGAAGAACTCCATAAGAGGCCATGACGATGAAGAGCGAAGTCATCATTTCTTTGCGGCCTTGCTGATGACCTGTTGCCCATGGGCCGTGTAGATCTGGCCCTCACCCTCCTGATGCTTTTCAAGGACAAAGGTGAACTGCCCCGAGATCGTCCTGTGCTCACGTTTCGCCATGTCCCGCAACACCTTGTAGGTGTCAATTGGCACGACCACACTTTTCCATCTTCCGGGGTCCATCGCGACCTCCTATTCTTCTGCATATATAAGGGACAAATCCTTAATCGTCAAGTTTCACGAGGTGCCCCCACGTGTCCCCGAGCGATATGTCGCATGGCGTTGGGACCTTCAAATCGACGGCTTCCTCCATCGTCTTGCAGATGGCGCGGGCCTGTTTCTCGGAGGCGACGGAGAAGGCCAGTTCGTCGTGTACTTGAACGAGAGGGAAGGCCCCGTGCTCCTTGAGTACGGCGACCATCGCGGCTTTCGTCATGTCCGCCGCGCTGGCTTGAATTAATCTATTAAGTGAGCGGTAGGTGTACGCTCGTTTGATGTTGTCTCCATACTCAAGGATGGCCTTCTCTTTTGGATGCGCCCGTGCCGAGACGAACTGGACCGGCTCCCAGAGATCGAAGCGGCACTTGCGGCCAAGCAGGGACCTGACGGAACCGCCCTTGAGCGGATGCGACGTGTGCCGTTGAGATACGTCCATCAACTCCTTAACGAACGGCACGTCCTCGTGGTACTGGCGCATGAGCCGTTTGGCTTCGTCTATGGAGATGTCTAGCTGGGTCGCCATCTTGGTCTGACCCATGCCGTACATGATGCCAAGGTTGATCGTCTTGGCCTGTCGTCTCGGGATTCCGGCAACATCGGCAACCATCTGGTGGAAGTCTGTGGTGGGGTCCTCACAATATGCCTTGACGAACTCGGCGGCTCCGGTGAGGCCCTGGTTCGTGAGCGAGGCAAAGTGAACGAGGATGCGCGGCTCCTGTTGGTCGAAATCAATCGAAGACCACTGCTCGCCCTCTTCCGGCAGGAACAGCCCCCGCACCTTCGCCGCCATCTCCGGGTTGCGGGCCGGGATCTGTTGCAAATTGGGGTGGGCCATGCTGATGCGCCCAGTGACCGTTCCGCCGCCTTCGCTCCGCAACTGGTTGATGTGCCCGTGGATGCGGTCGCCTTCTGTATGGCGGAAGATGCTGGCGATGAAGGTGTTGCCCATCTTGTCGTATTCTCGGGCCGTCGCGATTTCCTGAACGAGAGGGTGCTCATGCTCGGAGAGGAAGTTCTTGGTGAAGGAGGGAAGCCCGGTCGGGGTGCGACCATAACTCAGGTCAAGATGGTCGAAGACCTTGGCGACCGACGCCGCTGCCCAGATCTCGACCTCGACGCCCGTCTCCTTCTTTACCTTGGAGAGGATCGTTTTGACGTGCTTGCGCCACTCGACCTTGCACTCCTCGGCGGCTTGCAGATCGACGCGAACGCCGCGCCACGTCATCTCGATGGCGATGGGCAACACCTCCATCTCAAGCTCGAAAATCTGCCACAGGTCTTCCTTGGTCAATTCGGCCTTGAAGGTCTGCCATAACTGAAGCGTGAGCCTTGCATCGGCTTCGGCGTACTCTCCGACAAACGTGGCCGGGAGCTTGTAGAGTTCTGCCTTTGGATCGACGCCAAATTCCTGTGCAGCCTCGCGCAATGCCGCCTCGGATTTCATTTCTCCGAGATAGTCGTAGGCGACGTTGTTGAGCGAGAAGCTGGGGCGGTTCTCGTTGAGTATAGGCGCGGCGAGCATCACGTCGAGGATGCGGCCCTCCAGTTCGATGCCGGTTCGGCGCAGCCAGCCTGCATCGTAGGCGGCGTTGAAAAAGATCTTGTCGCTGGGGTGGGCTGCGATCTCTCGTTTGAACCAGTTGAGGACGATGCGCCGGTCGAGGTTGCCGCTGGCGTGGGCAATCGGGACATATATATTGCAGCCTTCGTAGGCGATGGCGATTCCAACCACCTCGCCGTGTCCCGTGGCCCATCCTGGCCCATGGGTCTTGAGCCGTGGATCGCGGGTCTCCAGATCGATGGCGATTTCCTTGACGCCGCTCGGCGTGACGGGCAGCGTCTCGACCGGAACCCATTCGGTCTTGACCGAGAAGCTTGGCCTCTTGAGGACGGTCTTCATTCCTTGATGCACTCGTAAGCCACGGCGGCATAGCCAGCGCCGTCGATGTAGTCGTCTATATTAATAGTGCCTGACTTTCGCCGTGCGACCTTCAGCAACTCCATCATGTTTGCGACGTCGTGTGCGGTTACGTGGTCCACGTTGTGGAGGTAGGCGTCCCACAGGCGGGCGATGTTTTCGTGGTTCTCTTTTGGCTCCCCGTGGACGGCGGCACGGTCTGTGCTGACCAGTTCGAACGCCTCGGTGAGAACGCGGTGCGGCATCAGATGCTCCAGCCTCGTTGAGAATCCTCGGACATCTTGAGGATCAGGTTTTCCTTGGCGCGGGTGACTCCAACATAGAGGACGCGGTAGGCGTCGTCGGGGTTGCGCTCCATCTCCATGAGCGCCTTGCCAGACAGGTCGAGATAGAGGAGTACGTTGTCGGCCTCGCCGCCCTTGGCACCGTGGATGGTGGACAGGCGGATCTTTGGCTTTCGGAAGATGTTGACGCCGCGATTGAGGAGCGCCGCTGCATAGGCCCGGTCCTCGTCCTTGATGCGGTCGAGGGCCATGTCCCATGGCACGTCGAGAACGCGGAGACCGAAGTGCTTTCGCAGCGTTTCAAGGGTGAAAAGATCCTGTTCCTCGGCTCGGTCGAGCAGCTTTTTTGCACCGCGCTCGACGCCGGTCTCGTTGGTCGAGATATGGCCATAGAGGTTTTGCGCGTCCTTCAGGGAGATCTCGTTGCCGGGGCTTCCCCGAAGATGATTCCAGCTTCCGATTGCGGAGCGGACCCGCTTGCCCAGCGACGGGTTGTTAAACCGTTCGAAGAAGTGTCCGCTCGAACGCATGGAAGCGGCGATCTCGTCCAGCATGTAGTTGGCCTGTGCAAGGACGAGCCACTCCTTGTCGTTGAATTCGATGCCGTGCGGATCGTAGATGCGCGTGACCGATCCTTCCTCTGTACGCGGCGACCATTCCTTCTGCTGTCTCTTTCTTATGCGGGAGACGACGGACGTGGCGACGTGATGGACGGAGCGTGGGACGCGGTAGGACTGCGACAAGACCTCGGACGCGCCGGGGAGCATGACAAACTTGTCGATGTCCGCTCCACTCCAGCGGTAGATCCCTTGATCGTCATCGCCTGCCACGAACATCTGGTCGCTTCGCTCCCCTAGATGCTCTGCCACCTTCCATTGAAGGGGCGTTAGATCCTGTGCCTCGTCCAGAAAGACAGTGCGCAGGTACGGGATATACCCCGGATTTGCCGCCAAGTCTATCATCATGTCGGTGAAGTCCTTGAGTCCATTGAGCTTTTTGAACCTGTCGTATTCATCGAACAGGTGTTCGAACTCATAAAAGGGAATATCAAGCTCTACAAGGTTGTAGGCATGGCGTGTTCCCTGAAGCGTGTTCCTTGCCAGATCGATACATCGCATCACCGGATGGTTCGATCTCATCACGGCAAAGCCTTCCTCCTCGACGCGCTCAAGTCCTGCCGCCGACAGATCGACGCCCACTTTGAACGAGAACATCTTGAGATGTTTATCGGTGAGTACTGAGGCGCTACTCATGCCAAGGAGGAGAAAGGCGAGGCTGTGCAATGTGCGGAAGTAAACGAAGTCTTCCTCTGCATCGAGGTTGAAACGTGCGACAGCACGGTCTCTTGC